TATTTTTACAATTAATATAGTAATATTTTTACAATTAATATAGTAATATTTTTACAATTAATATAGTAATATTTTTACAATTAATATAGTAATATTTTTACAATTAATATAGTAATATTAGTAATATTTTTACAATTTAAATTTAAATATTAATATTAATATGAATATGAATATGAATATGCTATTTTTTATTTTATTAATTATTCTTTTAATAATATTTAATATCAAAGTTAAAGAGAATTTCTATTTAAATAAAGAAATATTGGAAAAGAAACATAAAGAACTTATTAAAGATGAGAGTAATTCTTATTTAAGTGAATATAAATGTTTAGATTATGGAGATTTAATAATTTAATAATAATAATTAAATTGATTTATAATTTTTATAAAATTATAAAAAATGATTTTAAGTCCATCGCAAGAAATTGCTAAAACTAAAATCTCAAAATTCTTAAAAAGTTCTGATAAAATGTTTATTTTGGAAGGTTCTGCCGGAACAGGAAAAAGCACAATTATAACTTATATTTTGAACCAAGAGGAGTATCAGAATAAACTAGTTTCTTTTTCGGCAACTACTAATAAAGCAGTTTCTGTATTAAAAAAATATTCAGTAAATAGTAAAAATTATTTTTATTGTACTATACATAAATTGTTAAATATAAAAAGACAGATAAATAATGTAGGTAATGAATTATTTGTAACAGGTGTTGAATTAGTAGAAAATAATTCAAAAACATTATCAATTTATAATTATGATATTATAGTTATCGATGAATCATCTATGATAAGTAAAGACTTACTTAAAAAGATAGTAAAAATAATAGATAAAATAAAAGGTAAAATTATATTTTTGGGAGACCCAGCACAATTACCACCTGTGAATGAAACAAAATGTATAATTTTCCATACAAATGATATACCAAAATTTAGATTAACTGAAATAATGAGATATACTGGAACTATAGTTGGTTTATGTAATTCTATAAGGGAAATTGTATTTGACCCCAATTTTAAGATTAAATTTAGTGATTTTAAATCAGACAATATAAAAATGTTTAAAGATTTTGATAAATCTATTAAAAAATATCTAAAATTTTTCGATGGTGGATTTAGACCTATTTATTTAGTTTATACCAATAAAAAATGCGACCTTATTAATTCTATCGTTCGTTCTGAAATTTTTAATGGAACAAAAAAAAGATTTGAAGAGGGTGAGATTATATTATTCGATAATTATTATTGTTCTGCTACTAAAGAGAATTATTATACTTCTCAATCAATGATAGTAAAGAAAATATCTGAAGACACTATATATTTAAATAACCTCGATATTAATAGTATATTTAATATAATTAAATTTATTGGGTGTTCTTTATGTTTTAATAAAGTATATAGGAAAAATGTTTGTGGTTGTAATTTATGTAACGAATGTATAAATAAATGGATTAATAAAAAATTAATATGTCCAAATTGTTTGGTGAAATGTGGCGATAATAAAATTATAGAAATAAAGGATGATGAAAAATTATCTCATAATATAAATGAATTGATTAAACTATTGGATTCTAAAAAGTTTAAAATATATAAATTAAAATTAGATAATAGCGATATAGTAGATACTATACACGAAGATAGCTTGGAAGAGTATGAATATTTTTTAGGGAATATTAGAGAAAAACTAAAAGATATTAATAATTATATAGATATACATTATAAAGGCACTAATAAAGGCACCAATAAAGGTACTATATTTGATAATATTATGACTCAATTATGGCAAACTATTTATGAAGAATATATTGATGTTTTCGCAGATATAAGTTATGGTTATTCTATTACAACCCATAAATCTCAGGGTTCAAATTATAAAGTTGTTTTTGTTGATTTAGAAAATATAATAAATTTTAATCAAAATAAAGAAGAATCATATAGATGTTTATATACGGCAGTTACAAGAACAAGTAAATATTTAAATATTTTAATATAAACTATTAATAATGGGTAATATTTTTAAAAAAAAAATAAATGATGAAAGTATAAGTTTCATTAGTAATGATAATCTCATTCTTTCCGATATCCAAGAAAGATTAGATAGTTACGAGGAAAAAAATTATGAAATTAAAAATAATGTAGATGTATTAAAAAGTAATTATTTTTCTATAACTACAGATTTTAGAGGAGAATTAAATGAATTGAGAAGAGAATATAATTTATTAGATACAAAATGTATTAAATTAAATAAAGAATATAGAACTTTATCTATTTTGAATAAAACATATGAAGAACAACTTGGTGAATTAGAAAATAAATTATTAGAAATAGAAAATGAAAAAATATTTTTAGATTTGGAAAAAAATGAAAATATTATAGAATCGTCACGATACTTAGATACTTAGATACATAAATACATTAGATACATAAATACATTAGATACATAAATACATTAGATACATAAATACATTAGATACATAAATAATAAATTTATTTAAACCACCAATTATCGTCGAGATAAGGTGGCATCTCCCCAGTATCTTGACTAGTAATTTCAGATGGTCCTTCTTTTAAATATGATTCTATTTCTTTAAAATCTGGCGCATAACTATAATATTGTAGTTTAGATAAGTATCCACTGAATCCACCAAAAAGATTAACCCACACGTCCCCATTATTTTGTCTAGGAATACTTGTTAATATTTTACTTTTTTTAAGATTTCCATTAATATATACATCTAATATATGACTTGTTTTATTTGATGGGTCTACATCTTTTTTTATATCTGTATGAGAATTCGAGTTTTGTAATACAATAGTTGTACAAAACCATTTTTTAACTGGGATATCGTCAATATCTACATATTCTAATATATTATCAAAAGTATTCATATAAACTCTCATTTTATTTTCATTGGGATGTAACCAAACTCCGGGTGCTCTATTTGGATAACTTGATGAATTACCTTTATGAAATATATGTTTCCAATCTCCATTTTTATAATTATAATCTAAAATTAATGTCCAAAATGAATAAGCAAATTCTATACCTTGTTCATTTTCAGACCTTTTAACTGGTATATAGTTTATACTCTCTGGATCCTGCGAAATAATAACAGTATGTTGGGCGTTTTTAGTATGTGGTATAATAAATGGACTTTTTTCAACTTTAGTATAATAATTTGATATTATATAACTAAGTAAATGTATTACTAAAATAATAGATATTCCTACAACAAAAATAAACCCCCACTTATTATATTTTCCATCTGTTACATTATCTACTAAATTACTACCTTTATTCATTAAGTTATCTCCTTTATTAAATAAATTTTCACTTTTTTCAGTTAAATTATTAATACCATCCCCAAACTTATTTTTAATTTTATCCAAGGCACTTATATTATTACCATTATTACTATTATTACTATTATTACTATTACTTTTAGTAGGTCCGCTATTACTTTTAGGTCCGCTATTACTTTTAGTAGGTCCGCTATTACTTTTAGTAGGTCCGCTATTACTTTTAGGACCGATATTACTTTTAGAACCGCTATTACTTGAAGAACCGATATTACTTGAAGAACCGATATTACTTTTAGGGCCGTTACTTTTAGAACCGCTACTTTTAGAACCGCTATTACTTGGTGGTGGAGGAGGACCACTACTTGGTGGTGGAGGAGGACCACTACTTGGTGGTGGAGGAGGACCACTACTTGGTGGAGGAGGAGGACCACTACTTGGTGGTGGAGGAGGACCACTACTTGGTGGAGGAGGAGGACCGCTACTTGAGGGTGTTGGAGGACCGCTACTTGAGGGTGGTGGACCAGCACCACCTTTTAATTTTTTTAAATTAATATTTCGTTTTGTATTCATTAATATAATAAAATAAAATAAATATTAATTTAATTACTTAATCATTCTTTTTATTCCGTTAAACCTAATGTAGTTTTTATTTTATCCATAGAGTCTTCTAAAATTTTAGGACCTTCTTCGTATTTGGCGTAAATTTGTTCGGGGGAAAGATTTTTATTTGCCCAAGTAATTCTTGAAACATAGCCGTCAAATCCACCATCAAATCCTAAATACATAGAATCATTATTAGGTTTAGGAAATCCATCAAATATATGACTCTTATATAATTTTCCATCCATATATACATCAATAATATTGTTATAAATAGATAAATTAATACATAACCATCTTTGTAAAGGAATATTCGATATTATACAAGTAGCGAATGAATTATCGTCAGATGATACAGGTGCGTTTTGCCCAGATTGTAATTCAATATCAATTACTAAATCATTTTTACCACCAGCTAGATAAATTCCAGGATTTGCGTTATTATAAATTCCATTATCTCCTTTTGACGAGGTAGAACCTTTCATTAATACATATTTTGGTTTATCATAATTATAATTATAATCACTGACATACAACCACATATTTAAAGAATATTCGTTTCCTAAACTTGATGTTGGTATTTTTTCACCAGGTATAGTAAGGAGGTTATTTTTACAATCATGAACTGTTTTAAGAAGTTCTTCTTCCACAAAATCGTGTATTTTATATTGATTATATCTAGAATAATTAATATATACCATTATAGAAATAAATACTAATAAAATTACTCCTAAAACTATTAATAAAATAGTAACTTTACTAGAATTATCTGATAAATTATTATTAAAATTTAGTTTATTGTTCATTATTAATTATAATAGAAAATAAATTTAATTTAAATATTAAGTATTAAATATTATAGGGTCATTCATATTATATTATATGGTCATTCATATTATATTAAATATTATATAGGGTCATTCATATTATATTAAATATTATATAGGGTCATTCATATTATATTAAATATTATAAAGGGTCATTCATATTATTTTTATTAATCTCATCTTCTATAATTTTTTTTATATATTCATCTTTTCTTATTTTCATAGTTTCTAAATTTATATTTTGTCTTATCTCTCCATCAATAGTAAAACTATCTTTGTCTCTAAAATAGAGGGCATTAATTTCAGATAATGGTATGGTATCTGCTTTATATTCCAATTTCCCTAAGAAACAATTTGGATTATGTTTAGGTTTTCCTAATATTATTTCACCGGAATTAAAAATAGGAACATTATCTAAAAGAACCGATTTAACTAGTGTAGCATTAAGATAAGTATCCACATATCTATTATCTATTACTACTACCAATTGATTCCAATGTTGAAATTTAATATCACTGATTTCTATTTCTTGAGTTTTTTCCATAAGTTCTATATTTTTGGATTCTTCTTTAGGAATAGGTTGTCGCAAATCCTTTATTTTTACTAATACTTTTATAGAATTATTATAAGGTTGATACATTATGGAAGGTCCTCCTTTTTTATCAATTATATATTTATCACCAGTAAAATTGGAAAACCATTGAGAGTTTTCAGAATTATTATCAATATACAACCACATAACCATAGACATTTTTAATTTGGGTGTTAATGGAATCATTTCTGATGGGATTTTTTTTTCATAATTATTAAATAATGGCTGTATTTCATCTATAAGAGTTTTGTAATCTTTTGTAGTATTATAATAAAAAAAACCTATTATAAGAAAAAAACCCATAACAAAAAAAAGAATAATAAATATATCTTGACTCATGGTAGGTTTTTTAATAGTATTCATATTTATATTATATTGATAAATAAAAAATATGATATAATAAAAAATATGATATAATAAAAATAATAAATAAAAGTTTAATCATTTAAATGATATTCTTTATTAACATGGTCTTCTTCTAAAGTATGATTATGATGGTCTTCTGTGCTATTTTCATATTTATGGGTATGAACCACATCTAATTCGTGTTGGTGTTCTTTATCTATATGTAATCCAGAATTTAAATTTTCATTATCTTGTATCATTGGTTTGTCGCTAAGTAGATTTATAATATTGTTTTGATTAATGGCGTGAGCAAAAAACTGAAAGTCTTTTAGAGAACCATTTAAAGAAGCACCACCTATATGATTTAAATATAAATCACCTTTATTATATCTTGGTTGGCCGAATAATATTTGAGTTTTTACTAATTTACCATTCATATAAACTTCGCAACTATTATCATTTATAACTAAAGCAAAATGGAAATTTTCTTTAATTGGGAAATTTTCTATATCAAAAAATTCTCTATAAACATTTTCATTTTTTTCCAAATTTTCGTTTGAAAATCCACTACAAGTTGGAGAATATTTAGTAACACTCGCATGCTTTGTACCCCCCCCATCTTGTGTTATTTTAGATATTTTATACTTTCTATCTGAGTATGCAGCACTATCGTGCGAATGTGAAAAATTAAAATCATCTTCATCATATTTTTTACTACTATAAGTAGTGAGAACAATTCTTATATTATTTACAAATGGATGTAACCAAACACCTGGTGCCTGTATTGGTAATTTTCCTATTAAAGTATTCCAACAAGTATCATCATTATCATTATCATATTTTTCCAAATTATTTCTATCTAAAGTTTCTTTACTATTATAGTATTTACTTAAATCTCTCGGTATTAAATGTGGATACTTTTCCATTAAATTTCTGGTACTACATATATTATCAACTTCATCGTCATACCTTTCCTTTGTATTTTTATCAACTTTTTCTATAGTAGTATATACTTTGTTACAATATTCGGAATGGTCGTCAATAAATGAATCTGCTAATCCTCTTAGCATATTTTTATTACCTATAAGACCACACTTTGACATACCACAAGAGAGTAAGTCTTTACCTTCCTTTCCCATTTTAGTTGCCCTACATATTAGGTCAACTCTGCTATTGATATTTTCGGTATCGACTATATATGATGGTGCTAAAATTTCTAATTCGTTTACATTATTGTCATTATTTTCTAAAGCATCTTTTTCTTTATTACAAACATATTCAAAACAATCCTTGGCGGATATATTTTTATTAATAGTCAAATTGTCACTATTATTTGACATATTTTCACACGGAGTTTCTTTATAATCAGACATATCTATACCTTTTAACATTATACACTTCCAAGTTCCTTTATTACAATAAAATTCATTTATAATAAGGTTAAATGTATATGAATATTTAGTAGATTGTGAAGGAATTTCCATACTATTGCAAGTGATTATCTTAGAATCTTTATCATCTAATTGAGAATGATAGAAAGAATCGGTAACTAGTTTATTTTCATAAACCCGGGATTCTTGTCTAAAATAAGATATTCCTAAATAGATTATAATTATTATTATTATAATAAAAATTAAAACAATTATATTTTTAATAACAAAATCAAATATATTATAGGTTACTCCTGTTTCATCTAATTCTGACGAGAATACATTTTTGCCGAATTCTGAAACTTGTTTAAAATAATTTGTATTTGAGGCGATTTTATTTGAGGCGATTGTATTTGATGCCATTTTATTTGATACACTTATATATTAAAAATATTTTATTTGATACTTATTAAAAATATTTTATTTGATACTTATTAAAAATATTTTATTTGATACTTATTAAAAATATTCTATTTGATACAATAAAAATATTCTATTTGATACAATAAAAATATTTTATTTGATACAATAAAAATATTCTATTTGATACTTATTAAAAATATTCTATTTGATACAATAAAAATATTCTATTTGATACAATAAAAATATTCTATTTGATACAATAAAAATATTCTATTTGATACAATAAAAATATTCTATTTGATACAATTATAATCCCATTTTTTCCATAAAAGTCTTCTTACCGTGACAATTTCTACAAAGTGCCTCTAAATTATGTAGTTCATTGCTACCACCTTTATATAGAGCAATTATGTGGTCAACTTCGTATGTATTGTCTAAAAGTGTTTGGCAATGGGAACATTTCCATTTTTGATTACTCGCTATGAATTTCTTTTTACTTTCACTAACATTTCTTTTATGTTTTGTATTAGTATTTTTTGTATTTTTTAAAAGACTAATATTGCTTGAACCTATTTTTGCGTTTGGATTAATTTGTTTATTGAAATTAGTTTGGTAACGTGTGTTATGTTGTTCTTGGAAATTATTCATCTGGACTTGATTTTTAGTAGGAATATTAATATTTCTGTTATTATATTTATTTTGATTTCTAAGAGAAACATAAGAATTCATAAGAGTGTCCATATCTTGATAAATGGGCGCTCCATCAATTTGGTAAAAATAAATAAGTAATTTTTTAAGAATATCAGGTTTAATATAAAGAAGTATGAATGGTGATATTAACATAATAAATTTTCTATGAGTGTATATATTTTTAAAGAAATCAAAAATTTTATTGTTATGATATTCATTTACTATGTAAATAACTGCTGGTATTAAAAAAATAAGTATGTTCATTAAAATATATAAAGATTTTATATGTTTAATTAAAAAATAATTTTCTATTATATCTATTTTTCCAATAATAATGATTAATACCTCCTATTAATCCGATTATAAATATTATTGTAAAAACTAATTTAACTTTAAACCAGCGATTTATTGGTGTGGTGCTTATAATTTTCTCAGGAATTGTTGGTGAATATATTCTCCTATATTTTTCTTGAAAATCATAAAATTCCATTATTTTTTTCCCTTGATTTTCATTTACCAAATTATGTAGATTATAAAGCCACCTAACTAAATGTTCCTTTGAATCTAGTGCCGTAGATATAGGATAGTTTGATATATGTGTTTTATAATGTTCTCTACATTTGGGACATGGTATAACATTTTGTAATCCTATAAAGAAATCGTTAAAATGTCTTTTATTTTCATACGTGGGTTTGTCTGGATAAGATAAAGTAATTGTATGAAGTGTAAACCAAAAATAAGGTCCCCATATATTCGGATCCATTTATAATCTTATTATAAAATATTTTTAACAAAATAATATTTTAAACTGATTTAAATAGAAAATAAATATTATATCTAATATTAAAAAAATGGAAACTTTTGAAGAAAAAAATTGTCTATTAGAAACTGACCTATCAACATCACCGAATATATATAGAGAAAATTTAAAAATAAGAGATACTAGAAATATTTTTTGTGGTAATTGTGGTAAGGGGGGTCATACTTATAGGAAGTGTAAATTTCCTATAACTAGTTGTGGTATTATTCTATATAAAAATAATAATTTATTTAAAGAGAAAAGAGATTTAAATGGGGAAATACTAAATAATCACGAAAGGTATTATTTTCTACTAATACGTAGAAAAGATACATTGGGATATGTAGAATTTTTAAGGGGTAAATATGATGAAACCAGTGAAGAATATTTAGTTAAAATATTTCATACAATGACAAAAGGGGAAATAGAAAAAATAAGAACAAATTCATTTACTCAATTATGGAATGATTTATGGTCACATATGAATTATAAGCAATATCAAACCGAATTTGAAAATTCAAAGTTAAAATTTTTAAATTTGCGAAATAATGTATATCTAAATATGGAAGAAATAATAAAAAAATCTCAAACTGAATTTGAGGAAAAAGAATGGGGATTTCCTAAAGGTAGGAGAAATATTAAAGAAACAGACTATGACTGTGCTGGTAGAGAATTTCAAGAGGAAACTGGTTTTAAAAGTGATGAATATAATATACTAAAAAATATTAAACCAGTTGAAGAAATATTTTATGGTTCTAATGATATACGATATAAACATATTTATTATATAGCCGAATGTTTAAGTGATAAGGTTTTAAGAGTTGATCCTGATAATAAATTTCAAGTTACTGAGATAGGTGGTATAGATTGGTTTACATTAAATGATTCTATTAATAAAATAAGACCATATAATAAGGAAAAAAAAGATGTTTTAAAGAAAGTTCATAAGTTATTAATAACTAATAATTGTTAAATACTATAAATTGTTAAAATACTATAAATTGTTAAAATACTATAAATTGTAAAATACTATAAATTGTAAAATACTATAAATTGTTAAAATACTATATAAATAAAATATAAATTATATATAATGGAGCAAAAAACAAAAAAAGTTAAATTAGTAAAAAGAAAAAAACGCCTTTTAAATAACAAACAGAGGGTTATAGATTTGGAAAAAATAATTTTAGGTTTTAAAGAATTAGAAACAGTGGATAAGATAATAGAAAAATCAGAACAGATAGTAGATGAATTAGATGAGGAGGAAGATTTGGTAAAAAGAATAGAATTGGAATTACAACTAGAAGGTTTAAAATATGTTTTAGAGGATATAGGTTATGCCGAAAATAATATAAAAGATAAAAGTTATCCTATAGTAGGTGACTCTAATTTTTCTTTAAAAATAGCAAGAAAGAGAGAGTTTAATCAATATAAAATAAATAATGAGGAATGGAATAGTAAAAATCTAGAAGATATTTCTAAAAAATGTTCGTGGAATGATTTATCCCAATCTCAAAAGTTTCTACAAAATTTTATTTCACCGATGACTCCTTATAATGGATTGCTTCTTTTCCACGGTGTTGGTGTAGGTAAGACATGTTCTTCGATAACTATAGCAGAAGGGTTTAAAGATTATTTGGAAGAAAAAAAGAAGAAGGTGTATGTGTTATTAAAACCAACTATAAGAGAAAATTATAAACGGTCTATAATAGATTTAAATAAAATAAATGAAGGAGATGATAATCAATGTACTGGTGATAATTATTTCGAAGAAATGGGTAAAAGTTTTGTAGGTAAAAAAATAAAAAAAAAAGAAGATTTAAAAAAAATGGAGAAAAAGGCTAATAAAATAATAAATAGATATTATGATTTCTATGGATATGGAGAATTTGTTAATATTTATAAGGAAATAGATAATTCTATAAAAGTAAAAGATGATAAAGAGCGTTTAATAATATTACAAAAAAGATTAAGAGAAAAATTCTCAGATTCGGTTATTATTATAGATGAAGTGCATAATATAACACCTAGAGATAAGTCTTATAATGAGAACATAGATAAAAGTAAGAAAAGTAAGAAAAATAATAAAAATAATAAAAGAGGTGGTGGAAATTACAATGATTTTACAGAAGGATTAACACTAACTCAAGGTGAAAAGGATGGTAAAGAAGTTTCTGGAGTATTAATGAAGATTATACAAATGGTTGAAAATATGAAATTGGTTTTATTAAGTGCGACACCTATGTATAATGAGGCCACAGAAATTGTATATTTATTGAATCTTCTTTTAGCGAATGATAAGAAACCTCTTCTAAATACTAGTAAAATATTTAATAATGGTAAAATTACTGAAGAAGGTAAGCGTATTTTAAGGAAAAAAACACCAGGTTATGTGTCATATTTAAGGAGTGAGAATCCTATAAATTATCCTTATAAATTGGAACCAGAGGGTGTAGATATAATAAAGCCCGAAGGGCTACCTAATATGGATATGAAGGGTAATATAATACCGGCAGATAAAAGGATAAAACATTTGTCATTTATAGCATGTCCAATGAGTAGTTTACAATATGAGGTATATAAAAAATATTTTGATTTTAATGAAACCCAAGTAAATGCGTTTGATACTGTAGGTAGTCAAATTTGTAATATTACTTATAACGAAGACATTAATTTAAAAATGGAAGATATAGAAGATGTTGGTGGATTTTATTCGGATAAAGGTTTTAAAAAAATATTAAAAACTTTAAAAAATAAGTATAAATTTGAGAATAATAATGTTAAAGATTATTTTACACTATCTAATTTAGAAAAAGTCGCGCCAAAAATTGCCAAAATAGTATCAAATGTAAATAAATCTTATGGTATTAATTTTGTATATTCGCAATTTAAAAATTCTGGCGTTTTTCCAATAGCATTTGCTTTAGAAATGGAAGGATATGTAAATTATGATGGCACTAGATTATTGGATTTACCTAAAGACCATCCAAAAAAATTAATAGAAGGCAAACAAGCAAGATATTTAATAATTACTGGAGAATCTAGTGTAGATTTTAATAATTATAAGAAGGAAAAGGAAGGTATAAATATGGACGGTGGTGAATTAAAGGTAATATTGGGGACACAGGCGGCAGGAGAAGGTTTAAATATATTTAATGTTAGGGGGATTCATATTTTAGATCCTTGGCACCATTTGAATAGGTTGGAGCAGATTGTAGGGCGTGGATTACGAAGTTGTTCTCATAAAAATTTACCTTTAGAGGAAAGAAATTTAATGGTTTTCTTATATATAGTAACTTATCCAGATAATCATAAGGAAACTCTAGATATTAAAATGTATAGAAAAGCAGAGGAGAAGACACTAAATGTGGCAGAAGTTCAAAGAGAATTGAAAATATTAGCAGTAGATTGTCATTTAAATAAAGAAGGAAATGTATATTTAGGTGAGAAATGGGAAACACCAATAGATGTTAAAGATTTATTTGGGAAAAAGAAGAAGATTACTATAGGAGATAAAGCGGGTAGTAAAATATGTAATTATATGGATGATTGTAATTATGAATGTTATGGTGGGGAATTGGGGGAAGAAGTGAATGATTCTACTTATACCTTAGACTTTTCAAAGTATGATGTTAAAAGTGTTATTAAAATATTAAAGAATTATTTTAGAGAGATACGAAAGGTAAAATCTACATTTAATGAAATTTTTAATTTTATAAAAGTCAAGAATCAAAATATTTCCAAAACAATATTAAGTAAGGCATTATATAATATAATAGAAAAAGAAATTATAGTAAATGATAGACTAAATAGGAAAGGGACTATTATTTATAGGGGAAATGAATATATATTTCAACCGGTAGGTTTATCTAATACCGTAACAATGATAGAAAGACGTATTCCATTTAAAACTAGAAAAAAAAAATTAGGATTAGAAAAAATATTAGAAAAAAGTATAAATAGTAAAAAAGTTAAAAATAATATTACACATATCCCATCTGAAGAAGTTGCTCGTTATTTCAAAGAGAATGTACAAACATATATTAAAAAATTAAATATAAATGAAAAATCTAATGATTTAATTATAGTTATAGCCGAGGTTTATGATAGGTTGGAATATAAGAATAAAAATATAATTTTAAAATATATTTTAGAGAAAATTATAGTTATGGGTGAGTTAGAAACTTACAATTTTGATAATATATACGGTGTTTTTAATTTTGAAGGAATGGTTGAAAAAATAATTTTATCTTTTAAAGACGAAGAAACATATATATTAAGTAATATATTTGATTATATTTTAAAAAATAAAATTTATTTAATAAATGGAATTTTAGGTTTTAAAATTAATTATAAAAATGAAATGAAATATTTTAAATTAAATGATAAAAAATTAATCGAATTGAATGGAACTGAACTAATTGATGTAAAGTCTGAATATGTTAATAGGTTAAAAGATATTAAAACTATCGATAAAACATTATCGGATTTATATGGATTTATAACAGAAGATAAAAAAGGAAATATAATTTTTAAAATATTAGATAAGAAAAAAGGTATAACTAAAACTACTCAGCAGTCTACTGGTTCAAATTGTAGTCATTTTAAATTACCCGAACTTAAAGTATTATTATCTAAATTTAGAAGTGATATACCAGTAATAAAAGGCAAGGGTGATTTTTGTGATAATATTAGTTTTTATATGAGGAAACAAAATATCGAAAATACAGATAATTTAATTTATTTTTATGGTTTAGATGAATATTTAGAATTAAAATGATTATTTATAATTAAATTAAATATTTAGAATTAAAATGATTATTTATAATTAAAATAAATAAAATTGAATTTAAAGAAAATAATATCTTAAATATATAATTAATGGAAAAAATTTTTACTAACAATATTTTACATTCTGTAATTCAATTACAACCATATGAATTTAACGATAGTATAGATGACACCATTTTAGAAAAATTAAAAATAAAGGTCGAAGGTAAGTGTGATAGAAATGGTTATATTAAACCGGGTAGTGTCCAAGTTATAAAAAGAAGTTTAGGGCAAATTTTACAAGGAAACTTTAACGGAGCGTGTAATTTTAGAATAAGTTATAAAGTAGATATATGTAATCCTGTAGAAGGTATGGTAATGAAGGCTGTTGTTAGGAATATTAATAAAATGGGATTATTTTGCGAATTACCTGATATCGAACCATCGCCTTTAAGCATTATTTTAGCAAAACAACATCATTTAAAAAGCACCAAATTTGAGAATATTAATATTAATAATATTATTCTAGTTGAAATTATTGGTATTAAATTTAATTATAATGATACCCAAATATCTTGTATCTGTAGATTATCTGAAGACGGTGAAAAATTAGAAGAAATTGACGAAAATAATATATCTAGTGACGAAATTTCAGAAGAGGAAATGGACTTAGGCGATACTACTGAGGAAGAGGATATTGATGACGAAGAGGATATTGAGGAAGATGGTGAAGAAGAAAAATCATTATCTAATAGTGTTGGTGGAGGAAATTCTGATATTATTTCTATGGTTGGAGGAACTGTAAATAAATTAAATATTGATGAAAATTTAGAATTAAATTTAGACAATTTAGATGAAGTTGGTGACGAAGTTGGTGACGAAGTTGATGACGATGAAGATGGTGACGAAGATGGTGACGAAGTTGGTGATGGAGACGATGGGCTAAGTTTAGAGTTTAATGGGGAAGAAATGGATTTAGAATCTATTATAAGAAAAGATATCGAACCTCTATATTTACATGAAAACGCCGAAATACCAAATAAATTCACAGATGATGTATTTAATAAAGAGGTAAGGTTAAATAGTTCATATAAACCATTTATTAAAAAACCTTCCAATAAGATTAATTATCATATTTATTTAATTTTAACAGATTTATTTATTGATTTTTATGAAAAATTTGGTTGTAAGCCTAAAAAAATCTCGGTAAGTACTAGAAATAAATATTTTAAAAGTGTTAAAAACTTCATAAAAATATATGCGTCTAGTTATGAGATGATAGAAAATGATAATAGGACGTTTATTACTTAAAAATTAAAAACTTATTAATATTAATATTAATAATAAAATGAGATTTTATACGACATCTATTAGACTGTTATCAACACCTGTATTAAACCCGAATGTTTATATAAAAAAAACTAGTAATGAAATATTAAAAAAAGATAAAAACACATTAAAGAGTGTTAAAAAATCTTATTATAATATGTATAAAGCGTTAATTCCGTTACATAAAAACAAATTTAGATAATTAGCTTTGTATTTTTTTTGTTTCTTCCATTAATTTTATATAAATAGATTTTACAAAATTATTTTCAACATCTGAAATATATTTATTATTTATTTTATCATATATTAATTGTTCTCTATTTTTATCTAATATTGGTAAATTATTTTCCCTTTTATATTCACCTATTTCTTTAACTATATGTAATCTATTAATAAGTAATTCCATTAATTGATTATCTATTAAATCTATACTTTTTCTAAATTCGTCCATTAATTTAATTATTTATTAAAATTTTAAATAAATAAAAAATATTGATAAAAGTTATAATGGATAACGAAAGATTTAATAAAAAATTAGTTCCAGTGTATGGATTAATAGGTGTTCTCGCTCTTATTATAGTAAAGGTCTATAATACCTCGTTTAAAGGAGGTAAATTTACGTGTGATAAATATATTTTAAATACATATCTCTATATTTTATTGTCTTTACTATTAATGAGTTTACAAAATATTGTTATGGAACAACAACATATAGGTTTAGAAGACATATTTGGTAGATTTAAAGGATTTATAGGTTTAATCATAATATTAGTTTTAGTAATTGGATTAATGTTTATTTTATTACAAACTAATCCTAGAAATGTAGTATTAAAGCATACTATTTGGTTGGCGTTTATTTTTGTTTTAGGATTACTCGCGTATCCATCATATTTAAAAACGATTAAAGAAAATACGGTTATTGCTACATTAATGACCACTATAGGTATTTTAATAACTTTTACTATTGTAGCATTCTTAAAACCAGAATGGATTTCACTTTCTTGGGGTCCTACATTAGTATTTTTATTAATTTCTGGTATGATAGGAGAATTATGTTTCTATTTATTTAATAAAAATGAAAAACAACAACCTAAGAATAAAATGTTTGCTTATTTCTTTATCGCATTATTTACCATATTTATACTATATGATACTAAGAAAATACAGGTAAATGCCAAAATATGTAAAGAATCAACTGTGGATTATATAAATGAATCATTAAATATAGTTTTAGATGTTCTGAATCTATTCCAGAAAATAGCAGAAGTTCAAAAATAATTTATAGAATTATGAGATTTATAGAATTATGAGATTCAAAATTAATGAATTAATTTATAGAAATGTGAGATTCAAAAATAAAATTATTTTCATCTATAGATTGATTATTTTTAATTTGTTCATAAATTTGCGAATTAACCATAAAATCCTCTATATTATTTCCCCAATCAGGAAAATTATGTCTATGTTCTTTAAATGATATTAGAGTTTTCAAATCACTATTATCATTTATATTATTAAAATTACTTTTACTACTAATATATCCTAAAGTATTATCTTCTTCCAAATTTTCTTCTATATATTCTAACATTGAATCCACATAATTTAATAAATAAATTAGATAAAATGGAACTAATATAACAGTGAAACATTCTTTTAGAAGAGTTACTATTTGATATTCGTATAATTTTAATATACTATTTCTCACTTTTATTGAATTGGAACTTTCCAATAATTTTGATGGGATATATTTTATTTTATTGGTTAATTTTATAAAACTTTCATAATTAACACCTGGTGTTCGTTCATTATTAATATTTTGCCCCAATGCTATAATAGAACCTAAAATACCCATATACCAAATAATTGGTTTATCATATGTAATATTTAAATTAAATAGCAAATGTTCATTAAGTAAAGATAGGAATAGTAAAATTATAAAAAACGAACTTGCTATAAAAATCAAAAACTTAGTTATTGTTTCAATCACTTTTGAATTAAATTGACTACAATATTCTTTGGCATATATAGAACCAATATCTAATCTATTATCCATAAAATGTTTCAATTCATTATAATATCTAAAATACCATTTTGCTTTAATAGACCATTGTCTAGAGGCAATTTTAGAGGGGTGGTTGTAAAATTTGGCACCATACTTAATAATACAATAGAATATCATATACAAAACTAAAAATGGCATAAAAATAAATGTTAAAATAGAAATTATTATGATATTCATCCTTACATCTTTGATAATAATTTCTTTATTATCGAATAGTTTTCTTTTTACTTGATTATTTTCATCCATTATTGTTCCAAATATACAATAATAGATATTCCACTCCATCAAATTGGAAAACAAATAATCTCTAATTTTTGTTCTATACAAATCACACATTATATTTTCCTTTCGTAAAATTCTGGCATTAATATTATATGAATTATATTCATTTCCATATAAAATATGTATTTTTTCTATAATTTTACTCCACGGAGTAGATGATAGTAATTTACTATCTATTTCCAATGTATTTTTATAGAAATCCTTTATTTTTTTATATTTTAGTATATCTACAATTAAACCGTGGATTCTCATAATAGTATATAAAAACATCAATATCATACATACTAAATAAAAGAAATTGGTATTTAGAATATTCCCAAAATTAATATAGTTTATAAAATTTTCTTCTTGGGTTTTTATTTCAATTAGTCCAGGATAATCTATACATAATACTAAAAAAATAAATAGAAAATATAAAAATATAGTTGTTAATAGATTTATAAATTGTATAGAAACTATATTATAATATCCCTTATAAATGAAAAAGTTATAAATCTTTATTAAATCATTATCATTTGGTTTATCGGCAGCAACGAAAATAGAACCATTATCATTTTGTTCTTCTTCTTGGAAAAGCAAATACTCCATAGGTAATATTCATTCTAAAAATACTTTTAAATGAACTATTTATTTATTATAATTTAACCAAATAAAAATATTTAATTACTATAATGTATCCGGAAAATATTATTCAATATAAATCTTCAGGAGTAGCGAATATTTTTGTACCAACTATAATAATAAATGGACAACATATAGGGGGAAATGAAGACCTTGGGGGGATAGGAGGATCTAATTCATATGACAGCACACATCAAGAGTATTCTGCGACTCCAAGTATTACTCAGCAACAACAGAGAATGGTTCAACAAAATTCTTTAAATGAACATAATGGCGATGTTTTTAAGAGTGTGATTAATAATCTTCGTAATAATAATTCTAATCTTTTATCAAATCCAGATGAACCATTAGCGAATGATACTGAAACACAATATGCCAGTACTGCTACAAGTGGTTCTGCTACTACAAGTGGTTCTGCTACTACAAGTGGTTCTGCTACTACAAGTGGTTCTACTGCTACAAGTGGTTCTGCTGCTGCTAATAATAATTCGAATGCGGCGAGTCAAGCATATTCTGGAATAGGAACACCATATTCGAGGAGAAATAATACAAACTCTACACCTATTGCTGTAAACGATAATAATGGATTGGCTGAGTTTTCTAATTTAGCGGATACAAATTTCTTGGATAAATCCATTTTATTTTGTGATACATTTTGTGGTAAAAAAGCAGATGGGACACAAAGAGATTGTGTTAAACCATGTATGAAGTGTGACGGATGTAAAGGTAAGCCTGAATATAAACCAAGTTCTCAAGAACCACAATCTATGAGTGATATAGAGTGTCATAAACTTTCACAAACTAGTTGTAATTTAAATAGTAAATGTTTTTATTGTATTAGCACGAGTAAAAATGAAAATTATGACTGTAATGCGCATCCAAAATTCGGTTCAATCGGTTTATGCGAAACAAAAAATACTTCTGCGTGTCTTCCTATTTCAGGAGAGGAAGGTTCATATAAAGTAGACTTCGACGGTCCTAAAAATAATGATAATATGACGAATTATTATGGAACTAGTTCAAAGTATTATAACGTATCATCTAATATGTCTGGAAATCCTGGTAATAAATTTACAACTTATTTAGAACACCCTAAGACGTGTAAAGGAAAACTAGACCCAGTATTAACATATGAAGAAATGCGACAGGCTATGAATGGAAATTAAATTATTTAACTTACTTAAATTTATTAAAGATTAATAAACTAAATGGAAAATGAATTAGTTCATAATATAGAAAATAAAACAGATATAGATACTGATATAGATACAGACATTTTACTAATTTTTCTAATGAAAGATTTTATAAAAAATAACTCATTAGAAAACTTATCGGATGATATATTTACCAATTTAGTTAAAAAAAAAATAATTAAATCTAAAAATATTTCAGATACACAATTGGAAAGTATAAAAAAAAATATTCTCCAAAATATTTCACCAAAAGAAATTATAAACAAATCTAGATTTATAAATGATTTTTCTATGATAGAAAAAATAGGAAAAGGAGGGTTTGGTTCCGTATTTAAAGTTGTAAATAAATTGGATAAACAAAAATACGCCATAAAAATTATAAATGTCAATAATGAAAATAGAGATTGGGTTTTAAGAGAAGTTGAAAACTTATCCCTCCTAAATAATCCAAATATAATAAGATACTATGGATGTTGGTTAGAATTAAATGAAACTCAAAAATATATAAGTAACGAATCTTATATAAGTAACGAATCTTATATAAGTAACGAATCTTATATAAGTAATGAGTCTTATATAAGTAATGAGTCTTATATAAGTAACGAGTCTTATATAAGTAATGAGTCTTATATAAGTAATGAATCTTATAGTTTGGAATCTAAAATAACGAATTATTTATTTTTACAGATGGAATTAGCAAACACAAATCTTAAGGAAATACAAAATAAATTATCATATAAAGAAAAGAAAGACATATTCAAAGATATAGTATTAGGCTTACATGAAATTCATAAAAACAATATAATTCATAGAGATTTAAAACCAGCAAATATTTTAATTATGGATGGTAAGGTTAAAATAGGAGACTTTGGTCTATCCAAGAATATGGATTTATCCAAGAATATGGATTTATCCAAGAATATGGATTTATCCAAGAATATGGATTTATCTAAGAATATGGATTTATCTAAGAATATGGATTTATCTAAGAATATGGATTTATCTAAGAATATAGATTTATCTAAGAATATGGATTTATCTAAGAATATGGATTTATCCAAGAATATAGATTTATCTAAGAATATGGATTTATCTAAGAATATAGATTTATCCAAGAATATAGATTTATCTAAGAATATAAATGATACTAAACTTACTGGTGAATTAGGTTCAACTTTATATAGTTCTCCAGAACAATTGATGGGAAATGATTATGACTATAAAACTGATATCTATAGTTTGGGTATAATATTATTTGAATTACTTAATAATTTTACTACCGAAATGGAAAAGAATATAGAGATTACTAAATTAAAAAATGATAATCTCGATAAATTAAATAACGAAACTAAATATGTTGATGAATTAAAATTTATTAAGATTTTAATTAATCCAGATTATAAAAAAAGACCTAATACCCAAAAAATTTTAGAAATGCTTGGATAATGAAATGCTTGGATAATGAAATGCTTGGATAATGAAATGCTTGGATAATGAAATGCTTGGATAATGAAATGCTTGGATAATGAAATAGTTCATAATAATTACTTTTTTTTTTTCGGTTCTATATTACTAGTAAACATAGATAGTGTTTTCCCACAATAATATAAAAATGCCGTTAAAAGAACTAAAACACTTAATCCCCCCATAGTAATTAATCCTACCGATACCATTACTAACCCAAAAATAAATTTACCAAATTCACCATTACCCCATACCTGTCCTCTCTTGTTAGAAACCGCACCGAATGGTATAACAAGACCTAAATATGACATCAACGCATCCGTCACACCTGGTTTGTAAAATCTTACTTCTCCTTTATTATTATACCAAGGGGCACTTATCTTGTCATCAGGAAGAATACTAGGTCGCGAATTATGTATTGAAATAATTATTTTACCGAAAAAGTCTCTTATAATATTAATAAACTTAACTAAAGGAGGCAACATTTTTAAAATAAGGAGACCTGCCGGTCCCAAAATTAATTTAAATATTAAACAAAAAAACCATTTGGTATAATCACAATCAGATCCCCCTCCAATGAATTTTTTGAACCAGGGCCATGCATCATCGCCTTCTTTCAAAAGACCATTATCCTTTATTTCATTCATAGATATATTTAATATTTTAAGAGAATCTTCTAATTTAGGAATTTTCGTTTCTTCATCAGGTTCCCAATCCTTAATATCATCCTTGTATTTAGCAAGTGAAGTTAGAAATTTAGGCCACGCACCACCAAGCGCAAAGGCATCTCCATCTGAATAGATGTCATCAAATATACTATATTCGTCACCGTCCCCCCCCTTGATATCCTCATAATAAGTTTGCAATTTTTCCATATCTATGCTTTCGGATTCAGCTGTTCCAACTATTTTTTCTACTTTTTCAGGAACATTTGAATACCAATTACACCAAAGTGTGCTTAATTTACTTAAAGAAAATCTATCAGTTGCCGGATCAATCCAACATGGGTCGTCGTATAAAGCATCCCAAAATTCCTCGCTACTATAAAAACGTTCTGTTTTTTGAAATAATTTGTCATCGTCTATTGGTCTCAGTCTCTCCTTTGCCTCATCAGTCACAGCATCACTAACGTCGTCTAATATACTAGGTACCATTTGTTTAGCGAAAGCAGTGGAACCTTCTTTCAATCCGGCATCAGCAACAGAAACCCAACCTCCCCGTTGTTTTATATTAACCATTTTTTGTGTTCGTTTAACCAATTTTTGTGTTCGTTTAACCATTTATAGTATAATAATATTTTTTTTTTTATTTATACACATTTAACATCCCAATTGGGTTGCCTACATCCAAATTCTCTTTGTGTCATATCATCTGTAAAAACACTATCGGCACTATAAACTCCATTAGTATTGGTTTCGCCTCCATTAGTATTGGTTTCGCTACCTCCACCAACTTTTCTATAAAAAACTCTACTCTTTAAATTTTTTTTAGTGTGTTTTCTTCTAATTTGTTTATTTCTTCTACCAGTATTATTACTTCTTAAATGATTTACTTTATTTAAATGATTTACTCTATTTTTTCCACCTCCACACATTTTTTCATCCATAGGACTTTTTACCATTTTACCATCTATCAATTCTGGTTGAGAATTATATCCTACTACTTGTGCCGAACCCCCAATTCTATCAGCACTTATATCCAAGAAAAAACCTCCGCCACTTTGCTTTCGGCCACTTTTACTACGCCTTTGCTTTCGGCCACTTTGCTTTCGGCCACTTTTACTACGCCTTTGCTTTCGAGCACTTTTACTACGCCTTTGCTTTCGGCCACTTTGCCTCCGAGCACTTTTACTACGCCTTTGCTTTCGACCACTTTGCTTTCGACCACTTTGCTTTCGGCCACTTTTACTACGCCTTTGCTTTCGAGCACTTTTACTACGCCTTTGCTTTCGGCCACTTTGCTTTCGAGCACTTTTACTACGCCTTTGCTTTCGGCCACTTTGCTTTCGAGCACTTTTACTACGCCTTTGCTTTCTGCCACTTTGCTTTCTGCCACCTCCAGTTAAATTAAATTCTTTGTCAAATGGTAAACTTTCTAACGCGGTAGTGTCACAATTATATTTAGATACATCCGGATTCATTATATAATAGTATCCAATATTTTATTTTTATAGTATCCAATATTTTATTTTTATAGTATCCAATATTTTATTTTTATACTATCCAATATTTTATTTTTATAGTATCCAATATTTTATTTTTATACTATCCAATATTTTATTTTTATAGTATCCAATATTTTATTTTTATAGTATCCAATATTTTATTGTGTAAAGTAAATATTTATTTTCTAAAATAATATCTAAATTTATTGTAAATAATAAAATGCCTCACGTGTTTTTATTTTTAACTATTATAATAGGATTAATTTATGGAGTATTTCAACTATTTTTTTATGCCATAGATTCGTTTGTGCTAATTGATGAAAATTTTGTTTCAAATGTAAAAGAAAAAAACAATACACTTCTTAATTTTTTTTTAATAAAAGATGAAGAAACTTTATCTAAAAATGATAAAAATGATGAAAAAGATAATGAAAAAGATAATGAAAAAGATAAAAGAAGAATAAAACTAAAAAGAATTAATATAGCGATAAGATTTGATTTTTTTATTAGTTCTCTTTTAAGTATATTATGGTTTTGTTATCCATTTATGCTTATGCAATTAACTGAATATGAAATGGGATTGAAATCACAAAATGATAAATATATAGGAAAGTGGTTGGCACTAATGTTATTATTTACGAATATAATTAGTTTAAAATATATAAAAGATGGAAAACTTTTTAGTAAACAATTTTTATTATTAGTAAAACTTCTTTGTTCTATAGTGATACTAATAACTACACTAATGATTGTTATTTTCACTAAAAAATTATATGTTAGTAATATTATTAATGTGATATTAACATCATTATGGATGGCTAATAGTGCGGTAGGATTATTTATTTCATATTCTGAAAAAAATATTTGATACTAAAAATAATTAAGGTAAATGAGATTTATGTGGAGTTGGATATGATTGGTCGTAAGTAAAAGGATATCTATATGGTTTTCTATATCTAGGTCTTTCATAAAAGGATAGATTATTAGAACCAGTTTTAATATATCCTAATGGTTTTTGTTTATACATTTCCCAATTTTCTACATTTTTAATTTTTTTCTCCATACATATACAACCAAGAATTACTACTAGTAATAGTAAAAAAATAATTTCTGTATGCATTTATTATTATTGAATATTTTAATTTATTATTATTTATTAAATATTTTAATTTATTATTATTTATTATTAATTATTAATTATTAATTATTATTAAATTTTAGTTCGTAAGAATTCTATAATTTCGTCAATAACTTTAACATCCACATAATTATATTTTTCTATATTTTTTACAATTTCCATTTCACTAAATTTAAGATTATCTTTTTTAGATTTATTCATAGCTTCACTTGCTTCTAGTAGAGCAATTCTACCATCCATATCATTTTGCCAAATAGTTTTAATAAAACCCAATTTATGTAATCCTTTAGAAACATCTTTAAGACCATAATTAAGAACTCCTTTAATAGATATAGGTTCTTCTTTAAAAATATCTAAAATATCAACAAAATTTAATTTCTTCCAATTAAAAACTTGTTTATTTCTAATAATGGCTTGTTTATAGAAATTCGGTTCCGCTTTACTCCAATGATAAATTTTCGGATTAGGTATAGAATATTTAATAGACATTTCATCCATGTAATTAAGCCACTCATTTATAATTCGTTTTTCTTCTTTTCTAGAAAAATCTTCTAGAATAAAACATTTAAACGAGGAATTAACTATTTTCCCATCTTCTATAATATTGGTGATAAGTCCTATCATAAAAATACACGTTTCGAAATTAGAATACGGAATTCTTTTAAAATTATCATTTAAGTCATTTACGGTTTCGAAATCGCAAATAAATTCCAATTTGGCAGTTTCCAATTTTTTTAAAGTTTCTGTTTTTTTTATTCTTCTAGGATTAAAAGTTATATTTTCTCTATTCGTTTTTAATATTCCATCAATAATCCTTCCCCGCTTTCCATTAATATTTAGTTTATTGGAATAACATTGTGGGTCATTCCAACTGCTAATTTTATTATGTAATAACGCGGTTCTTTCTTTAATGCCACAATTCCAAAGGAGAGTTATTTCTTTATTTTCTAATGCTATTTTTCGCTTAACTAATCTCCATTCATCATCATAATTACATTTAATATTAGGTAATAGTCGATTATCATTACTATTCCATTCTTTACCATTTTGTTTAAGATTTTCTAACCAAGATAGTGCTTCATTTGTTTTATTAAAAATATCTAAATCTTCCCCATAAATATCTATTTTTCCTAAATAATCAAAACTATTATTTCCATTTTTATTACCTTTCTCCCATTTTCTACCTAAAATAAAAGCAATTTTGGGATTAAACTCCTGCATCTTACTAAGACAAGTATTATAAATTATTAATTGAGATTTAAAACAACTAAACATTCCTTTATTTATTAAGGTATCCTTATTTTTTTTAAAAACTAAATTGGAATATTTTATATCAACCACTACGTAATACCATCCATTACCTTCATCTTTTAGAGGATACGTATTTTTAAAATTGGTTATTTTATTAAGATAATCATTCCTAACAATTAAATCTGGATAACCAAATAATTTATTATCAAAATCGGCAACTAATCCTTGATAAATAATTGGGACACCTTCCTTCATTTTATCTTTTGTTAAATTATATTTTTCCATATATGATAATTTATTTTGAACTTCAAAGAAATAATGCTTATTTCTTAATATATTTACTATATGCTCTTCAAATTCTATACCTTTATTTTTAATAAAATTACCGAATAAATCTTTATTTTCAGTAGGGAAATATCCTTTTTCTTTACCATATAGTTTCAACCAATCTTGTATAGGGTCATTTAAGATAAAATTTTTGGTTTTGGTGGCAGAAATGAAATTTTTGAAGTTAGGTTCAGTATTGTTTTCAAAAGACATTACTTATTTTTAAGGGAGAAACTAATTTTAAATTAATAAATAATTAATTTAATTAATTGATAAATCAATTATTTTAAATAAAACATGGTCCAGTATTTTTATTCTTAACTCTATCATAAACACCATCTTTATCTAATTCTAGAGGACATATTAATTGTGGTATAAATTTATCTTTTATTTTATCTAAATTATCCTCCACAATACAAGTATATTCTGTTCCATTTTCTGTATAATTTGTGGGTATTTCCCCTTTTTTTGTTTTAAATTTTGGAATACATTTTGGATTTATTTTTTTTTTTTTTAAAGTAGTTAATTTTTGTCTTTTTATATATTCTCTCATATCACAATATCCCTTAGGTGTTGAATTTTTTTCTTTATATAAATAGTATGGCTTAGAATTAAGTTTATTCTGTTTCCATAATTTATGCGTCTTTCTATTATTATAATTCTCGGTTTTATCATAAATACCTTTTACTTTAGTTGGGCAAAATATACCATCCGCATCTATAATAGAACCATTCGTTACATCTTTCGGTATTGAAGGATAACATTCATTCATTATTTTATTACCTGATGTTTTTTTGGTTGTAGAGGTAGTTTGTTTTCGTGTAATTTTATATGGAAATATACATTCTCCTTTTTTAACGAATTTTTTTTTAATGCCAAAAATATTAGTTAGTGTTCCCATAATTTTACCTGATTCAGTATTTTTATTAGATTCAGTATTTTTATTAGATTCAGTATTTTGTTTTTTTTCTTTTGTCTTTTTTTCTTTTGTCTTTTTTTGTATTTGTTTTAATTCTTCATCATCTATTTTTAAATTACTTTTTTGGGAAATTGTATTAAATAATTCTATATTTCTAACAAATTTTTCTTTAGATTTTCTAAATAAATCTTTTTCATAATATTCAAACAAATCATCTGGAAAAATAATTTCATCTTTAGATGAAGAAAGATCTAATTCCGAAAGTAAATTTATTTTTTTAGTTATTAATTCTATACCTTCATTTCTTTTTAGTAATTCGTCCATTAAAAAATTAAGATATTTTGAATTATTAGTTTCCTCTGTTAAAATATTCTTTTTAGTTATAAAGTTTTTACATTTACTATTTTTTATTACACATTCTTCTTTACATTTAGAATCACTTAAATCAAAGCATTTTTTAGTTTTTTTAGATTTATTCTTAAAAATTTCTGGATTTTCTTTCAAATCACCAAAATAAAATATATTATCTATTATTGGATTTAAAATAGGTAGTAGTTTATTTTTCTTAATACTTATTGGAACCACCGAGTTTATTATTATTTTCTTTATTTTATTCTGTACTTCCAAATTTTCTTCTTTTCGTATAAAACTATTAAAAATATATTTAATTCGCTGCGTTTCATAAAGGGAATCGTTATAGTCTCTATTAAAACTAACTCTTTCATCTTCCAATTCTACTCTTCCTATAATACTATTATCTATATCCAAATCACTATATTCTATAGTTTTATCTTTAGGTTTAATAGGTTCGGGTTGTAATGGTATAATACTACCATTTTCTAATAAGGCTCCTGTAATATTATCATTATAACTTAATAGTGTTTTAATTTTGTATGATTCTAGGATATTTCCCATTTTTTTTATTAAAGAAGTAAAGTTTGAATAAGTTAAAAGTTTAGTTTTAAGATAATCGTTTGTTTCTATACGCGATATATCAGGCGTTAAACCCGATGGTATTATAGGTATAAATAACTTATTATTTAATAATATTCCAATCACTTTAAAATTATTATTTAATATAAATTTATCAATATCTTTGGAATCTAAAACATTTAGCATAAACTTTAAATTCTCTAAATCACCTTTAAATAAATTATTTACAAATTCATTTTTCATTTCATTACAATTTATTTTCAATAACTCCAATAATTGTGTTATTTTAGGTCTATTTATCTGATTTTTACTAATTTTTGGAGTATTTTCCATAATCTTAGTTGTATTAAAATAAATTATAGGATCGAATGGGTCGATAGTTTTATTTAATTCTTCGTTTCTTTTAATAAATCTAATACCTACAATAGGTTCATAATATTTTCCAGTGTTTATTATTATAACTGAATTTTTATCCAACTCTAAATTATCGGCACCCAAAAAACTTTTAGGACATACTAAATTTAATTTAGAATCTATATCATAACTTGTTTTTTCTATAATAATAATATTAACTTTTTCATCAAAAATAAAACCTTCTCTACCCAATAAATCTAAATAAAATTCAGGATTTTTAAAAGAGTCCGATAAGTGATAGTTCTTAAAATTTGTAAAACTAGAATATAGATTTTTGAGTGCTGCGTCGTCTTTAATTTTTAAAGATTCTATTATAGAACTGTATTTTAGTTTCCATTTATCAAATTTTTCTATAGAATCAATATCAGATTTAAATATTTCAATAAGATTACCATTATTTAATTGGCAAAATAAAAGAGGTGTGAATTTTTTTTCATTAGTAATTAAATCAGTAATGGATTCGTATTTCTCTCCAACTTTTTTAGTAATATGTATTAATTGTTCTATACAATTTATAAAAGAATTATTAATATCGTCACCAACTGAAAGACGGAATAAATTATCAGTTACAAAATTATCACCCAATTTGATAGAGAGAGGTAATTCTTTTTTCAATCCTATATTTTTTCTTTCTCCGTAAAAATTAAAAGAATATTCATTCCCTTTTTTCTTAATTTCTAAATTATTTAATATATTAATTTCTTTAGAATTTAATTTTTTCTTTTTCTTTAAATAAGCTAATTCATTATTTTCCTTTTGAGATAATTCATCTAATTTTTCCAAAATCTTACTCGTTTCAGTATTATCTAATAAAATATCTAAATCAGTACTTAATGTCGAAAGCCTTTTTATTTTTCTCATTGGAAATTTACTTTCCATAATAAATCTAAATATTTTTTGGTCTATAATGATTGGTTCCATATCTTTTTTAATAATTGTTTTTTGTATATCGTTAGACATACCCTTATAACAACACGGTAATCCTTTATTATCTAGATTTTTATTTTCATCAAGATATTTTGGATACATACGATTTTCATTACCTTTAAGTTCTTTAGGTATGTCTTGTTCTCCAAATATTTTTAGTAGATAATTTTTTTTATTATTTGAATCATTTTTAAAATAGTTATTTTCGGCATTAACCACAATTACAGTTTTACTCGGTGTCATTTTACCAGTTTTTTTTATTTCTGCGCCACCACATTTAGGACATTTTTTATTTTTAGAAAAATAAATAGGGTCTATAGGTATATTATCTTTAGTACACCAAATTCTGGGACAAATAAATACTTTTTTACTATCCAATGATTCTAAATAGTAATTATCACTATTAACTAATTTTCCCTTTTCATTTATTATTTTATTATCTAATCCATCTAAAGTATTATATCTATTTTCCTTATTAATATTTTTATTAAAATGCTGTTTAGATACTATATATGGTTGTCTTCTACATTTTTTAGTGTAATCTTTACCATCAAATAATTCTTTATCATAATGTATCCTCATAGCTTTCATATAACTAGTATAATTTTTACCTTCATAGCCAAAACTTATATCTATTTCGTTATTGCCTATATTGCCTATATTGCCTATATTGCCTATATTGCCTATATTGCCTATATTGCCTATATTGCCTATATTGCCTATATTGCCTATATTGCCTATATTGCCATTTAAACTAAGAGAGTTATCATTTGAATTCATTCCTATTAGAGCACCTTTAGTTTCTGAATTATTATCATTATTATCATTAGAATTATTATCATTAGAATTATTATCATTAGAATTATCATTATTATTATCATTATTAGAATTATCTTTCTCTTTCAATTCTACTTTGGGTCCCTTAGTGCTTTTTTTTATCATAAATTCTTCAAATATTTTTTGGATAAGTAGATTAACTGTTCCTAGTTCTATTAAATTGTCAAAGTTTTTCATATTAATTAAAAAAATATCTTCTTTAGTAATAATTGAAAAATAGGGCATTTCCAATTTATATTTACTTTTCTTTTCATCTACATAATTGGTTAAAAAATTTGTATATTTTTCTGAAATGTTAATACCTGAAAATATTTCTTTAAGATATTCCACAACTAAATCTTTTTTTGTTTGTTTTTGAGTTATTACTATTTTTTCAAGTAAATGATTAATATTTTTATCTATTAAAAAATTATTTGTTCTTTTATAACCATATAAAAATTGTCTTTCATTTACGGGACAATCCAGAGAGAAAATATAATTATTATAAGTTTCAATTATAGTTCTTAAATTTTTAATTGGAATATTTTTATCTATTTTTATTTCTTTTTGAAACGATAAATTAATTATTTTATAATTATTTGCTAACAAGAATTCCTTTTCGTTTAAATTTTTAAAACATTCGACATGTTCTTTTAATATATTTATAAAATCAAAAAATACTAACTTAAATTTTTCTAAATTTATTTCATTTGATTTTAATTTTATTAGTAGTTGATTCTTATGATTAATCAAAATACTAATATATTCATTATTTGTAAATAAAATTTTAAAATCAAGATAAGAATTATTATCGAAAAACTCTTTTTCTTTAGAAGTTAATTCTATAAATCTCCAACTATTAAACATTTTTTTTGATATAGTGGCATCATCCCCGAAATATTTATGTTTGAATATTTTATAATATTGTTTCTTTCTTCTAATAGATATTTTCCCAAAAACTATATCAGAACTCATTGAAATACTATTAAATATTTTTTGAATATCACACTCAGTATCTATAAAATTTGTGTATAAAAGAGAAATCTCCGTAATTTTATCAGTAATAAAATCACCGATTGGTTTTTTATATTCTTCTACAAAACTTTTACTATTTTCTTCATTCTTATAAATTTTTAAAATATTGGCATTACTTTTTATGATATTACTTTTTATGGCATTACTTTTAATAGCATTACTTTTTATGGCACCACTTTTAGTATAGTCTTTTCCCCAAAAATATTTATTTAATATTTCTGTTTTATATACTGAATCTAAATTATCTTTTATATCCAATTTAGAGTAAAGAAATAATGTTTCATCTATAATTTGAAATTGTGCCAAATTTAAATTATGATTACTTTCTACAAAAGTATCACTTAACATAGATATTTTCTTTAAATCTATAAATTCTACCCCATTTTGAAAATTAATATTTAAAGTCTTATAATAAGTTGTAATTTTTTTTGTAGATAAGAATTCTATAATAAATTCTTTATCTATTTTTTTCTTTGTAAAAACTAATTTTTTAATATCTTTATCTGTTAAAATTTTCGATAAAAATAATTTAATTTTTTCTGGAGATATAAAAGGTTTAATATTAAAAAAAGTATCTATGATATTATAAAATTTTTCGTCCAAAGGTGATAAACTATAAATATATTGATTAATTATGGGAATATCGGTTTCATAATATATTAACTTTTGTAATTCTATAATAGATGTATCCTTTGGTATATCTAATAATGTATAGTCTAAAGTGTCTTCCTTTATTTTTAATAATTTAACTTTTAATTCTTTAAAAATGGGAATTGAAAGAAAATTATTCATTTAATTTATAAAAAGAAATTATTTTAAGAATTAATCAAGAAATTATTTTAAGAATTAATCAAAATTCATTGGGTCATCCGTAATTTCTACTCCACAATATTTTACAGGATTTTCATTATAATTAATCCTTTTATATATTTTTATTCTTATAGCATTTCTTAATAAAATTCTAAAGTTATCCCAAAATTCTTTAGTATGACCTATAGATTTAGTCATAGTATGTGCCAATTCGTGTAGTGCCACAAACATCATAGTATTCAATTCAACTATTTTATTTTTATCATCGCGGGATCTTAAGCAGTATACTGTTTTTTCCCCTTTATTAATAGAATATGATGTAAATTTATTACTTTTTTCACTTTCCACAATATTATTAGGATTGAAGTTGTTTATCATTCTATTAATATGTATATTTCCTTCATTCTTATTTTTTAATTCCTGAGACAATTTTACTAGATTACCTCTAACTGTAGCAATCATATCTGCCGATTGTTGTTTATCTGGAAGATTTCTTACCAAATATTTTCTATCATCTACTGTAGATTTAACATATGTTAATTCTTTATCTTTATTTTCAATATGTATGAAAAGGGTAGTTAAGAGAATGGCTGTTATAAAAAATGATGTAAAATCTATCATATATATTACTTTTAGAAATTATTGTCGCTGAAACATTTTTTAAATTGAATTTAAAATTGAATTTTATAAAAGATATAATAATAAAATATGAATAACTTGCGTAATTTTAATCCCAAATCCTTTTCAACTAATACAAGTGATTTAAAATTACAGATTGTTGATTGGAAAACATATAATGAATCTCCAGAAATTGACGACGGAGATGACGAAAAAACCAAATATTTAGATAATGCCAAATATATAATACAAATATTTGGCGTGGATGAAGATAATGAATCCGTTTCTATTAAAGTTAATGGCTTCAAACCAAGGTTTTTCGTTAATATACCAAAACATTGGGAACAACACCATATAGATATTTTTATTAGTCATATTAAAGGAAAGGTAAAAAAGAGATATAAAGATTCTATTCACGATTGTAAAGTTCTAATGAGACATAAATTTAGGGGATTTACCAATTATGAGGAATTTAAGTTTTTAAAACTAACATTTCATAATACTTATGCCATGAATCAATATGTATATATTTTAAAAAAGAAGCAACTTATTATTGCTCTAAATAAAACTAAGCAGAAATATGATTTATATGAATCCAATATAGACGCCTTCATTCGTTTCATCCATATCCAAAATATTAATCCAGCAGGTTGGGTACAAGTTCAAAATAAAAAATATAAAGTCGCTTCTCCTAAAAAAACGTATTGTCAAAAAGAAATAGAAATATCCTGGAAAGATGTAAAACATTATGATAGAAATGATATTGCTCCTCTATTAGTTGCCAGTTTTGATATAGAATGTGATTCGAGTCATGGTGATTTCCCATTAGCAAAGAAGGGTTACAAGAAATTATCAAATGAAATTATAGATAATATACAAAAAAAATGGAAATTATATGAAAAGGATAAACAGTTTAATGAAATTTTTGAGAATGAAGAAAATAAGAAAAAATTCTTCTATAGATTACTTGATATGGCATTTTCACCAAAAGAAAATAATGAAGATATTAGTTTGCTATATACTAAAGGTGAAATAAAATATAAAACGAAAGAGTTATTAGAAGTTATAGATAATATTGTTTATATAGTTTTCTATAAGATTTGTAAAGTATCTGATAATAAACAATTAAAGGCGGCAGTTGAAGAAAGTAAGAATATTTGGGGTAATCAAAGTTTACAAGTTCTTGAAGCAATTGCTTATGATATGGCGAAGAAACACGAAGTTTCTAAAGATAAAATTATGTTAAGGATTGTTAAACGTGATATTTTAGTTGATAAATTAACTGGTATTTTTAATAATTTCCTTCCCTCTCTAGAAGGTGATAAAATAATCCAAATTGGAACAACCATTCATAGATACGGCGAAGAGGAATGTTTTATGAAACATATTGTTACACTAAATACTTGTAATCCTATAGATGGTGCGGTAGTAGTCGCGTGTGAAAAAGAAGAAGATGTTTTAAAAGAATGGTTTAATTTTATACGAATTCTAGACCCCGACATTATCACCGGCTATAATATCTTCGGTTTTGATTTCAGTTTCATTTATAATAGAATACAAGAATTGGGAATTATTAGACAACTGGGAACTTTGGGGAGAATGAAAGATATGGAATTAGTATTGGAAGAGAAGAATTTGTCTTCTTCCGCATTAGGAGAAAATATCCTTACTTTCTTAAATATGGAAGGGCGTGTTTGTATGGACCTTCTTAAAATAATCCAAAAAGACCATAAATTAAGTTCTTATAAGTTGGATACTGTTGCCGAGACTTTCATTAATGGACCTATCAAAGAAATTGATGGAAATAAATTGGTTATAAGCGGAATAAAGGATTTAAATCTAGGTAATTACATCGTAATCTTTTCCAAAAAAGATAAATATAGAGATGGTAAGAAATTTAAGATTTTAGAAATTGACGGAGATACCATAAAATTAAATGAAGATATTGAAGATATTATTTCTACCAAACCATCTTGGAGATTGGCAAAGGATGATGTTGGTCCAAAAGATATTTTTAGACTACAGAAAGGGAATGCCGAAGATAGGAAAACAGTCGCTATTTATTGTATACAAGATTGTTCTTTAGGTAATAAATTAATTAATAAGTTATCTATTGTATCGAATAATATCGGTATGGCGAATGTATGTTTTGTTCCTCTATCGTATATTTTCCTAAGAGGTCAAGGTGTGAAAATCTTTAGTTTGGTAGCAAAAGAATGTAGAGAACAAGGATTCTTAATGCCAGTGCTTAAAAAACCAAAAACCCAAGAAGAAAAAGATAAACCTAAACCAAAATATAATTTCGGTTTTGATGATGATTCCGAGGACGAAGAAGAGGAAGAAGCGGGATATGAAGGAGCAATTGTATTGGAACCTAAACCGGCAATTTATGTAGATCAATTTATTGTAGTTCTGGATTATTCCTCATTATATCCAGGATGTATCATTAGTGAAAATTATTGTATTAGCACTTATGTCATGGAAGAAAAATATAATAATCTGGAAGGCTACGAATATAAAGATATTACTCACGATGTTTATGAATGGATTAATCCAAATATTAAAAGTAAAGGTAAGAAAAAAGTTGGAATAAAAACTTGTAGGTTCGTTCAATTTCCAGATAATAGGAAGGGAATTATTCCACAAATTCTTCAAAAACTTTTGAAAGAAAGAAAAAACACTAGAAACAAAATTATTTATAAAACTGTGAAATATACGGATGTAGAAGGGGGTGAAAAAGAGGTTAGTGGTTTGTATAATGAAAAGGATGATATAGTAATAGTTAAAAATGAAAGCGATATAGTAGATTTCCCTCATAAAAATATTATAACAATTAATGATACTTACTCGGAATTTGAAAAAGAAGTTAAAGATGGTCTACAATTAGCATATAAAATTACAGCAAATTCGTTATATGGGCAAATTGGTGCCGCGACATCTCCCATATATTTAAAAGATATTGCGGCAAGTACTACCGCAACAGGCAGAAATTTACTATATTTGGCGAAAGAGAAAACTATTGAACACTTTGAAGGTGCCGAAGTAGTTTACGGAGACAGTGTTCTCCCAGATACTCCATTAATGTTAAGAAATAAAATAAATAATGAAATAACTTTTAAGCAAATAGATGATATTAATCAAAATTGGTGCGATTATCATGAATTTAAACCGTTTGATAGCAATAGAAGAGAAAAAGAACAATCTAATGTTGAAAATTATCAAATTTTTACAAGTGGTGGATGGAGTGATATTAATAGGATTATTAGACATAAAACATTGAAAAAAATATATAGAATTGTAACACATACAGGAATGGCTGATGTGACCGAAGATCATAGTCTATTAAATGAAGAAGGGACTATTATTAAACCTACAGAAGTGAAAATAGGAGATAGATTATTACATAATTATCCAAAATTTAATAAAAATCCCAAAAAATTAGAGAATATTATGGAAAATATTGAAAATGTATGTAAACAAAATTTAGAATTTAAAAAGGCATTTATTTATGGTTTCTTTTATGGTGATGGTAGTTGTGGTAAGTATAATTATAAAAAAAATTTTAAATATACGTGGGCTTTAAATAATAAAGATTTAAATTTATGTTTAATTTTAAAAGAATTGTGTGAGGAAATTTATGATAAAAAATTTAAAATTTTAGATACAGTAAAATCATCTGGTGTTTATAAAATAGTACCTAATCACAATTGTATTAAAAAATATGTCAATGAATATAGAGATTTATTTTATAATAAAGATAAATATAAAATAGTCCCATCAAAAATATTAAATGGAGGAGGTGAATTAAAAGAATGGTTTATTTCTGGATACTATTGTGCCGATGGTTATAAATGTACAAATCAAAAAAGTAAAAATATAGTTTTAACGAATAAAGGAAAAATTGGAACTTCAATGCTATATTATATTATGACTTCTTTAGGATATAAGGTATCAATTAATACAAGAAAAGATAAATTAGATATTTATAAATTAATTTGTTCTCAAGGATTTAAAAAATCATTTGATACAATAAAAAAAATAGAATATATTGGAACAAGAGACGATTTCGTTTACGATATTGAAACTAAACAAGGAAATTTTAATACAGGATTTCAATTAATAGTTAAAAACACGGATAGTATATTTATTAACTTTAATCCAAAAGATATTGCTGGAAAATTGTTAAAAGGAAAAGAAGGTTTGAAAAAATCTATAGAGATGGGTGTCCAAGCAGAAAAATATATTCAGCAATTTCTATTACCTCCGCATAAATTGGAATACGAAAAGACTTTCTGGCCATTTATCTTATTTACCAAAAAGAGATATATTGGTAATAAATATGAATTTGATTTAGATAAGTATAAACAGACTTCTATGGGTATTGTATTAAAACGAAGAGATAATGCCGAGATAGTAAAACATATTTATGGGGGAATTATTAATATTATTATGGAAAATCACGATATTCCAAAATCTATTAATTTCTTGAAAACAGAATTAACTAAATTAGTTGAAGGTAAATTCCCATTAGATATGCTAACAATTACCAAAAGTTTAAAATCCTATTATAAAAACCCAGAGTCTATTGCTCACAAAGTCTTAGCAGATAGAATAGGTGAGCGAGAACCTGGTAATAAACCTCTTCCTAGTGATAGAATTCCGTATGTATTTATAGAGAAAAAAGAGATTAAAGGTGTTAAAATGCTACAAGGGGAAAAAATAGAAGTTCCTACCTATATTAAGGAACATAATCTGAAACCTGATTATCTCACTTATATTACCAATCAAATTTTAAAACCAGTTTGTCAAATTTACGCCTTAATTGCAGAAGACCTGGAAGGTTATAAATATCATGAATCTTACTTTAAAGATATGTTTAAACGAATAGAAAAAGAACACGGTAAAGAAAAAGCAGTAGAAAAAGTAACCAAAAAGAAAAATGAATTAGTTGCTGATATTCTTTTTAAGGAAGTAATTAGAATTGGAACTAATAAAAAAAATAATGTAAAAGAAATAACCAATTGGTTTAAACCAAATTAAATAAACAATATATAGTTAATAATGATAAAACTCATAAAATTTGATATTAAAAGCATTAAATCTGATAAATTAGTTGTTTGTATTGGAAATCGTAAAGCAGGTAGGAGTATTCTTATAAAAGATTTACTATATTATCATACAGATATTCCTTTTGGAACAGTCATTTCACATACAAATGCTTCTAATCCTTTTTATGGAAATATCTTTCCTAACACATTTATACATGATACATATAATCCTCAAATTTTAGAAAATTTAGTGAAAAGACAGAAAATAGTTCGCAAAAACTATAAAAATGATTATAAGATTGACCCACGAGTATTTTTAATTTTAGATAATTGTTTAGTTAACTCAAATTGTTTAGAAGACTTTGGAATGAAGAATATATTTTATAATAGTAGGTGTTTTAGTATATTTCCTATTTTTTCAATTCCATATTCATTGAGTATACCCCCAAATTTTAGATCGCAAATTGATTTTATCTTTATCTTTGGAGATAATAATATATATAATAGGGAAAAAATGTATAAACAATATGGTGGTATGTTTTCTACATTTGAAATATTTTGTCAAGTAATGGATGATTATACACAAGATTATAATTGCTTAGTAATTAATAATAATTCATCTAGAAATAAACGCGAAGATAACGTTTTATGGTATAAAGCACAAATACATAACTAATAAAAATATATGTTTAATTATACACTTATTCTATTATACACTTATTCTATTATACACTTATTCTATTATACACTTATTCTATTATACACTTATTCTATTATACACTTATTCTATTATACACTTATTCTATTATACACTTATTCTATTATACACTTATTCTATTATACACTTATTCTATTATACACTTATTCTATTATACACTTATTCTATTATACACTTATTAATTTAATTCCGCCTTCTACATTAACCATACCAGGTATTTCAGTTAAAATAATATTTTTTCTTAGTGTATACATAATTTTTATATTATTAGTTTTTTTATATTTGGTATTCTTTTTTAATTCTAGAGCTATTAAATATATTTGTTTTTTTGAAAAATCTTTATATGAACCTAGTGCTTTAAGATGAGGACTTGGAAAATTATATATATGAAACCAAGTATCATCATCTTTCATTGTTAAAAGTAATTCTTGATTTTCTAATTTATTTTTTCCTATAATAATATCTATACCTTCAATATTTCCAGTTTTCATTTAATTTTATATATTAAAAAAAATTAATCAATTTAAATTAATTATAAATATTTATTGATACATTAGAAATATTTATTGATACATTATAAATATTTATTGATACATTAGAAATATTTATTGATACATTAGAAATATTTATTGATACATTCATCTATAGTTAATCTATTAAACGCATCACTTTCAATAAGGTCTTTAATAATTTCGTCTAATTTTAGTCCATTATTTATTTCACCAAAACAATTAAAACAACTATATTTAATTTTTTTATCATAACTATACTTTAAAAAATAAAGAACTCTCCCTAAACAGAAACTATCTATCTTATATACTAGATTTCTATATTTTTTTATTAAATATTCTCCATCAATTATATGTAAATCATTTGTATTAATTTTAGGCAACCAAGGTTTAATAGTATCGGTATAGTTATATGGGAAATATCCTGGTGTTCCTCTAATATTATTAACATAGTGATCGAATGGTTCTTTAGAGCAAAATCCAAAATCAATAATTTTATATGTTTTTTTAATAGTATCTATCATAATATTTTCAGGTTTAATATCTAGATGACATAATTGTTTATTATGAAGGAAAGATAAACCATCCAAGATTTTTTTTGTAAATTTCAAAATAGTTTTATATGATTTCCAAAAACTAAAATCACTAACATTAATATCATTAATAGTATCCAATAATTCCTTATTTCCAGCATAATCCACGTAATAACAAGTTAATGGACCACCGAAAATGTTAATATCTTCATTTTTAACCAAATTCTTAATATATTCATACATTTTATCAGATGGAATTATAAGATGCGCTAAATCATCCGGAATTGAATAGTAATCTGTATAATTAGGTATTGTTTTAACAATCTTTAAATTTATAAATTCATTATGTTTCTCAGAAATTCTAGTAATCTTTAGAACCTTCTTTTCTTTTATAGGTATATAATTCCCATAATGTCCACTACCTATAATTATGGAACGAGAACCAGTTTTTACTATATGCGAGTCCATTTATTATTAATAAATAACATTTATAATCAATTTTATTAATTTATAAATTTTTATTTAAACTATTTCACTTTCTATATGTTCTCTTAAATCAACTCTACATAACGGACATCTTATATTCGTTTCTAACCATGTATCTATACAACTAATATGAAATATATGACTGCAATTTAATTTTCTTATAATACAAGTATCCTCGAATGAATCTCTACAAATACTACAATTATCATTAGTAGTTTCTAAATCATTAGTAGTTTCTAAATCATTAGTAGTTTCTAAATCATTAGTAGTTTCTAAATCATTAGTAGTTTCTAAATCATTAGTAGTTTCTAAATCATTAGTAGTTTCTAAATCATTAGTAGTTTCTAAATCATTAGTAGTTTCTAAATCATTAGTAGTTTCTAAATCATTATACAGACTAACGATTGAAGATTCTCGTAATGTTCTTAAACTTGGATAAATTTGTACGTCTTCCAATGATTGAGTATTAAAAAAAGTAATTTCTACCAATTCTGGATTACTATATGTAGGATTCGCTGTAGGATTCGCTATAGGATTCGCTATAGGATTCGCTATAGGATTCTCTATAGGATTCGCTATAGGATTCGCTATAGGATTAGCTATAGGATTAGTTATAGGATTAGTTATAGGATTAGTTATAGGATTAGCTATAGGATTTAGAGGATATCTAGGATATCTAGGATATGTAGGATATGTAGGATTTAGAGGATATGTAGGATATGTAGGATTATTACTAGTATTTATAGGATTATTACTAGTATTTATAGGATTATTACTAGTATTTATAGGATTATTACTAGTATTTATAGGATTATTACTAGTATTTATAGGATTATTACTAG